ACTGGAGTTCAGACGTGTGCTCTTCCGATCTCCCCAGTTAACATTTCGCGTCCTGCAAGACGCTTAACATTAATCTGAGGCCCAATCTATGTCTCACAAATGTAGGTTAGCCTCTTACGTGCCGAAAGGCAAGGGGAAGCAGGCTATGAAGCAGCAAAAGGCGATGTTAATCGCCCTGATCGTCATCTGTTTAACCGTCATAGTGACGGCACTGGTAACGAGGAAAGACCTCTGCGAGGTACGACTCCGAACCGGCCAGACGGAGGTCGCTGTCTTCACAGCTTACGAACCTGAGGAGTAAGAGACCTGGCGGGGGAGAAATCCCTCGCCACCTCTGATGTGTCAGGCATCCTCAACGCACCCGCACTTAACCCGGTTCGGCGGGTTTTGTTTTTTTCTGGCATTCTGGTTTACAATTCGCACGTCAGCCTGAACACCTGACACCTGCTGCGCCAGCAGAGAAAACAGATGGCGCACAAAACCAAATTTCACAATTCTGATACCGACCTTGCCATCCGGCATGGGCGGCGTTCACACGCATTTAAAACCGACTGGTACCAACACCCACCATGTACTGAAGAACAGGCCGAATGGCTAATTCATAACTACCGCAGACGCGGATACGAGATTAAGAAAGCCCTCAGCCTCGATTATCGTCACTGGATAATCTCCGTCAGGCTTCCTTACTCTGAACGCCCACCGCGTCCGTCCCGCACATTCCAGCAACGCATCTGGAGGTAACGTGCGGGTATTACTTCGACCTGTTCTGGTACCGGAACTCGGGCTGGTGATCGTTAAGCCGGGCCGTGAATCCATGCCGGTATTCCACAATACCCGGGTACTGGTGGAGCCGGAACCGAAAAGCATGCGTAATCTGCCGTCCGGGGTCGTTCCTGCCGTTCGCCAGCCGCTGGCGGAGGATAAATCATTACTGCCATTTTTCAGCGACGAACGAGTGATTCGTGCTGCTGGTGGCGCTGGCGCATTGTCTGACTGGTTACTGCGCCATGTTAAATCCTGCCAGTGGCCACACGGCGATTATCACCACAGTGAAACCGTCATTCACCGTTATGGTACCGGCGCAATGGTGTTGTGCTGGCACTGCGACAACCAGCTGCGCGACCAGACCTCCGAATCACTCGGGCAACTTGCTCACCAAAACCTGTTTGCATGGATGATTGACGTCATACGCCATGCAATGAATGGCTCGCAGGAACGGGAATTATCGCTAGCTGAATTATCCTGGTGGGCGGTCCGCAATCAGGTGGCGGACGCGCTACCGGAAGCGGTATTACGTCGTTCGCTGGGGTTGCGTGCGGAAAAAATCCGCTCAATGTACCGTGAAAGCGACATCGTACCGGGAGAGCAGATCGCCACCAGCATACTGAAGCAGCGCACAAAAAATCTTGCGCCGCTGCCTCACGCCCACCAGCAAAACCCGCCACAGGAAAAGACGGTGGTCAGCATTGCCGTTGATCCGGAGTCACCGGCTCAGTATCTCCAGCGCCAGAAATCACAACGGGAAGAGATGCCTGTATACACGCGTTGGGTAAAAACGCAGAAATGCATGACGTGTGGCAATCAGGCAGATGATCCGCATCACATCATTGGTCATGGACTGGGAGGGATGGGAACAAAGGCTGATGATTTGTTTGTTATTCCGCTGTGCCGTAAATGCCATAGCGAACTACACGCCGGGGTAAAAGATTTTGAAGAAAAACACGGCAGCCAGCTGTTGTTGCTGATTCGTTTTTTAATGCACGCGAGAAATTCGGGTGTTCTGAAGTGGAAAGCATAAATGACTGAACGCATAGAATTTGTTTTGCCTTACCCGCCAACGGTGAACACTTACTGGCGTCGTCGTGGCAGCACATATTTTGTATCAAAAGCCGGGGAGCGTTATCGCCGGGCAGTGGCGCTTATTGTTCGCCAGCAGCGGCTGAAATTAAGCCTGTCCGGAAGGCTGGCGATAAAGGTGATTGCAGAGCCACCGGATAAGCGTCGTCGCGACCTGGACAATATCCTGAAAGCACCGCTGGATGCGCTGACGCATGCGGGAGTGTTAATGGACGATGAGCAGTTTGATGAAATCAATATTGTTCGTGGTCAGCCAGTATCTGGTGGACGTCTGGGGGTGAAGATTTACCCCATAATGCATGAAGAGCAGGTCAAAAAATGAAACTGGAAGATTTACCGAAATACTACTCCCCAAAATCCCCCGGCCTGACCGATGCATCGGCCTCAACGTCAAAAGATGCGCTGAGTATCACTGATGTGATGGCCGCGCAGGGCATGACACAGAATCGGGCTGAGATGGGTTTTTCTGCGTTCCTGGGGAAAATGGGCATCAGTATGAATGACAGGGCGCGGGCAACAGAATTACTGGCAGATTATGCACTCAGTCGGTGCGATCGTGTGGCGGCGTTGAGAAAACTTCCGGCAGAAATAAAACCGGTAGTGATGCGCATTATGGCTTCGTATGCGTTTGAAGATTATGCCCGTAGCGCGGCGAGCAAAAAACAGTGCCCCTGCTGTCACGGAAAAAAATTTATTGAAAGCGAGGTTTTTACAAACAAGATCCAGTATCCGGATGGTAAGCCACCAGTGTGGGCAAAGTGCACAAAAGGCGTGTATCCGTCTTACTGGGAAGAATGGAAAAAAGTCATGGAGGGTGTAAAAGTTGCCTGTCCGGAGTGTGGCGGAAATGGTGAGGTTTCCACCGCCTGTAAGGATTGCCGTGGGCGTGGTGTCGCCATTCATCGTGAAGAGTCGGTAAAACGTGGTATGCCTGTTATCAGAGACTGCCAGCGTTGTGGTGGTCGTGGCTGTGAAAGACTACCATCAACGGAGGCATTTAATGCCATATGCAAAGTGACGAGTGCTATCACGCTTGATACGTGGAAAAAATCAGTGAAACGCTTTTACGATACGTTGGTGGTTCGGTTTGACATTGAAGAGGCATGGGCGGAGCGGCAGTTAAAGAGGGTAACGCGATAGTGTTGTTGATTTTTCCCGAATCTGTGGTAAATTTGCTCTAACGATGGGCGTTTTATGCCTGACGTTAGAAGATTTTTTACACCCCGCCGCCTGGCGGGTTTTTTATGACTGAAATCGCGTCAGTACAGTAAACGCGCTGGTGGCGGTGAATACCTGTCTTTCAGCTTGCTGGCTTTTTCGACAAGAGTTATTGGTGTGTCACGTTAACCGGAAAAGGGAAAAAGACATGCTGAAACAGCAGGATATGACAGAAACCGCCAGAGTGGTGTTTAATGAATTAAGCGTCACCGAACCGGCGACAGCCGGGGAGATTGCGCAGAATACTTACCTTTCACGCGAACGCTGCCAGTTAATACTGACCCAGCTGGTTATGGCGGGTCTGGCAGACTATCAGTTCGGTTGTTACAGACGCCTTCCGCAGTGAAGGCTTTTTTATTTGTGGTAAATGGGCGGCTGGTGGGTGTTAGGGGCACCCACCAGCCATCTGCTCATGCGTTGGGTTCACAAGCAAACCTCAGGCCCACTGCTTTGCGCAAAAGCAGAATGAGCCTATCAGAGACAGGCTTAATGATCCATGCTTAATACTGTAAAAATATCCAGTTGTGAGTTAATCAACGCCGACTGCCTGGAATTTATCCGGTCGTTACCCGAAAATTCTGTTGACCTGATAGTCACGGACCCGCCGTACTTTAAAGTGAAGCCTGAGGGCTGGGATAACCAGTGGAAGGGCGACGATGATTACCTGAAGTGGCTGGACCAGTGTCTGGCGCAGTTCTGGCGGGTGCTGAAACCTGTCGGAAGTCTTTACCTGTTCTGTGGTCATCGCCTGGCATCTGATATCGAAATCATGATGCGTGAACGCTTCAGTGTGCTGAACCATATTATCTGGGCGAAGCCGTCCGGACGCTGGAACGGATGCAACAAGGAAAGCCTGCGGGCGTATTTCCCCGCCACAGAGCGCATTCTGTTCGCGGAACATTATCAGGGGCCGTATCGTCCGAAAGATGCCGGGTATGCGGCGAAGGGCAGTGCACTGAAACAGCATGTGATGGCCCCGCTGATTTCTTACTTTCGTGATGCGCGCGCGGCCCTGGGGATAACGGCAAAACAGATTGCAGATGCCACAGGAAAGAAAAACATGGTGTCGCACTGGTTCAGTGCCAGTCAGTGGCAGCTACCGAACGAAAGCGATTATCTGAAATTACAGTCGCTGTTTGCCCGGGTGGCAGAAGAGAAACATCAGCGCGGTGAACTGGAAAAGCCCCACCACCAGCTGGTGGATACGTATACGTCACTGAACCGGCAGTATGTGGAGCTGCAGAGTGAATATAAGCATCTGCGGCGGTATTTTGGTGTGACGGCGCAGGTGCCGTACACGGATGTGTGGACACATAAACCGGTGCAGTTCTATCCCGGGAAACATCCGTGCGAAAAACCGGCAGAAATGCTGCAGCAGATAATCAGCGCAAGCAGTCGTCCGGGTGACCTGGTTGCAGATTTTTTTATGGGCTCAGGTTCAACGGTAAAAGCGGCACTGGCGCTCGGGCGTCGTGCGATTGGCGTTGAGCTGGAGACCGGACGTTTTGAGCAGACAGTCAGGGAAGTTCAGGGTTTAATCGTTTGAAACGGATGAGATTGCAGAATTAATTACGCACCATTATTATTCTGCTCCCGGCCCTTTAGCTCAGTGGTGAGAGCGAGCGACTCATAATCGCCAGGTCGCTGGTTCAAATCCAGCAAGGGCCACCATCACAAACCGCCATTAGCTTATCAGGAAGAGCAGACGACGCGATAACAGGGTTGTTGGTGCGGGGGCGGGTCCCCGATGGCGGTCCATTATCGGTATTCAGCGTTGTTAGCTCAGCCGGACAGAGCAATTGCCTTCTAAGCAATCGGTCACTGGTTCGAATCCAGTACAGCGCGCCATATTCATTCTTCCAGATTCCTTCCGGCAGAGCCTTATACTGAAATATACCTGGCTCAGGATATTGTTGAAAATATT